ATTGCCGATTTTGGTATAATCGGAGCAGTGGGCATTTCTACGCCCAAAATTCTTAATAAATTCCCTGAGGACAGCCATGCCGTTAAAAAAAGGTAAATCAAAGAAAGTAATTTCTGCAAATATACGCACAGAAATAAAATCAGGGCGACCTCAAAAACAAGCAGTTGCAATTGCATTATCTAAAGCAGGTAAATCTAAAAAGAAAAGGAAATAATTATGCCAATGGTCGGTGGAAAAAAATACAGTTACACAAAAGCAGGTATGGCAGCTGCAAAGAAAGCTGCTAAAAAGACAGGCAAAAAGATGACAACTAAAACAGGTTATAAAAAGAAATAATGGCTAAACAAGGACTTTATGCAAACATCCATGCAAAAAGAAAAAGAATTAAAGAAGGCAGCGGTGAAAAAATGGCAAAAAAAGGTGACCCAACCAGACCATCCGCAGCAGACTTTAAAGCCGCAGCAAAAACAGCCAAAAAGCCTAAGCGAATTATTAAAAAACGTAAGTGATTGCGTATAAAGGAAAGAACTATGCCAGATAGATTTGGAAACCCAACAACAGAAGAACTCAGAAATATGTATATGAGTCAAACAAACTATGGTCAAAACCTAGGTGCGTTAACGGATAAAGACATTGAAATGTTTTATAATGCCGGTGCAGGAGTTATGCCAGAGGAAGATTATAGAAATTGGTTTGCTAACTCAATGCGTAATGAATTTGGCGGTGCAATGTCTGATAGAGATGCTGCGGTATTAAATCAATTAACACGTGGCGGTATATTAGGTGCTACCTCAGACATGGATATGAATCGATTAGGCAATGCTATTGTATCAGGTGGCACAAATATGAATCCTAACTCATTAGGTATTTTAGGTGGTATGTTCGGTAATGCACCAGCAGCTAGAAATACAATTTATGTTCCAAAAGAAGGTGATTCAAGAATGGGCGGAGGTCTCACAGATAATGATTATATGAGATTTATGCAAAATATGTCAGGTATATTAAGATAATTGGTAGAAAGCCCATGCACTTATGAGTGTTATTTAATTGATGACCGTTGTATAAGATGTCATAGAACATTATGGGAAATAAGAAACTGGGTAAAATTGACAGATAAAGAAAAAGAGCAGATAATTGAAAAATGCTCAGAATATTTGTAGGATTTGATGGACTTGTAGAACCCATTGCATATCATGTTTTTTGTCAAAGCGTGATAGAGAAAGCAACTATCCCTGTAAGTTTTACACCATTAGCACTAAACACATTAAACAATTACATGGAGACACATAATGATGGCTCTAATGCTTTTATCTATTCTCGTTTTTTAGTTCCTTATTTATGTGATTTTCAAGGCGAAGCTTTATTTGTAGATGGTGATATGTTATGTCGTGAAGATATAGCACAATTAATTAACAGCATTGATAAAACAAAAGCAGTCTCTGTGGTCAAACATGACTATAAAACAAAATACCCGACTAAATACCTCGGAAATAAAAACGAAGATTACCCTAAAAAAAATTGGTCAAGTGTCATGTATTGGAATTGTGGACACTATAAAAATAGAGTATTAACTCCAGAATATATAATGACAGCTAGTGGCAAGCATTTACACCGCTTCCAATGGCTATTAAATGAATTTATAGACCTAGTTGGTGAAATAGATAAAGAATGGAACTGGCTAGTATCAGAATACGAGTATAATGAAAATGCCAAGCTGGTGCATTTTACGATTGGCACACCATGCTTTGATGATTATAAAGATTGTGACTATGCAGAAGAATGGAGCATGGCACTAGATAATTTATTAATACCTTTAGACAACCAACCTAATTGGAGTTGTATGCAAATAGAAAACAAATTAATAAGTGATTTAATTCCTTATGCAAATAACGCTAGAGAACATAGCGAAGAACAAATATTACAAATAGCTTCAAGCATTAAAGAGTTTGGCTTTAATAATCCTGTCTTAATAGATAAAGACAATGGCATTATAGCTGGGCATGGTCGTTTAGAAGCTGCTAAAAAATTAGGCATGACTGAAGTGCCAACTATCCGATTAGAACATCTTACTGACACACAAAAGAAAGCATTTATCCTTGCTGACAATAGAATAGCTATTAACAGCACATGGGATACTGATTTACTCTCATTAGAATTAACCGACATTAAAGATGATTTTGATTTAAATATGTTAGGTTTTAATGACGATGAAATAAACGTATTAACTAATCCGATTGAAGAATTAGATTACGAAGAAGAAGAAATACCAGAACCACCTGTTGAGCCTAAAACAAAACTAGGTGATATATATCAATTAGGCAATCATAGATTAATGTGCGGTGATAGCACAAGCATTGATGCGGTAGAGAAGTTAATGCAAGGAATATATCCTGATTTAATACATACCGACCCTCCATACGGAATGAACGCAGTATCAAAATCAGGTGTATTAAGTAAGAATTATAAAACAGATATAATTGGTGACGATAATCCTGACATTGCTAAAGACGCATTTAATTTAATATATGGATTATATCCTGATGCAAAACAAATATGGTGGGGTGCAAATTATTATTCATCTGTATTACCTGACAGCGAATGTTGGTTAGTATGGGATAAAAATAATGGTGAATCAGACCAAACAGATTGTGAATTAGCATGGGCAAACTTTAGAAGCGTTGTCAGACAATTTACCAAAGCATCAGAAAAAACTAATCGTGTACATCCAACACAAAAACCAGTAGCATTAATGGAATGGATAATTAAACGATTTAATTTAACATCAAAAACTATTGCAGATTATTTTGGTGGTTCAGGTTCAACATTAATTGCAGCAGAAAAACATAATATACAAGCATTTATTATGGAATTTGACCCTAAATTTTGTGATGTAATAGTAAAACGATGGGAAAACATTACAGGTAAGAAAGCAGAATTATTAACGTAACCAACTGAAAGTATAAACTTTCGGAGTTATAAAAGGAAAGTAAAATGGCACAAGGAGTTCTACACGAACCAACCGAAGAAAATAGATTGTTAGTTCAACAACTATCAGCAGTTGGCACTAGATTTGAAGATATAGCTATTGAGTTAGAAATTAGTGCAGATACATTAACTAAATACTATCGCAAAGAATTAGATAAAGGTCGTATTAAAGCTAATGCTAAAGTTGCACAAGGCTTATATAACCAAGCTATTAATGGTAATACTGCTGCAAGTATGTTTTGGCTAAAGACTAGAGCCGGTTGGGCAGAAACAAATAAACATGAAATAACAGGTGCAGATGGTTCACCTATCCCAGTAAGCGTTGGAATCGAGTTCGTTGATGCAAAGCCAAGAGACGAAGAAGTTTCCGAGTAAGCTAAAATTCTTATTTGAACCACACCGATATAAGGTAGCTTATGGTGGTCGTGGTAGCGGTAAGTCATGGGGATTTGCTAGAGCATTAATTATACAAGCAGCACAAAAGCAATTACGTATATTATGTGCAAGGGAAATACAACGCTCTATTAAACAATCTGTTCATCAATTATTATCAGACCAAATCCAAGCTATGGGTTATGGTGCGTTTTATGAAATATTAGAGAATGAAATCAGAGGCAAGAATGGTAGTCAAATAACATTTACCGGTCTTGCTAACAATACGGTTGAGTCAATTAAATCATATGAAGGTGTGGATATATGTTGGTGTGAGGAATCACAAACTATATCTAAACGCTCATGGGATATATTAATACCAACCATACGTAAACCTAACAGTGAAATATGGGTATCATTTAACCCTGACTTAGATACAGACGATACATATCAACGCTTTGTAGTTAATCCACCAGAAGATAGCATTGTTGAAAAAGTAAATTACGCAGACAACCCTTGGTTTCCTGATGTGCTTGAACAAGAGCGGTTGCATTCAAAAGCTAATAACCCTGATTATGAAAACATATGGGAAGGCGAATGTAAGTCTGCTGTTGATGGTGCTATTTATGCAGATGAAATAAGAGACGCACAAGAACAAGGACGTGTAACTAATGTTCCTTATGACCCTATGTTAAAAGTTCACGTGGTAATGGACTTGGGTTGGAACGATAGTATGTCAATTATATTAGTGCAAAAAGGTTTAGCTGATTTAAGAATCATTGGTTATATAGAAGATGACCATAGAACATTAGATAGCTATTCTGCACAACTAAAAGACCTACAATATAATTGGGGTCATATGTATTTACCACATGATGGTCAATCTAAAGATTTTAAATACGGTATATCAGCAGAAGATATTATGAGAAAGCAAGGTTGGGATATTAGAATCGTTCCTAAACTTGACGTTGAATCTGGTATTAAAGTATCACGAATGAACTTCCATAAAGTTTATTTTGATAAATCTGCAAGCCGTTTAATTGAATGTTTAAAACATTATAGACGTAATATTAACAACACAACTAATGAGCCTACCGCTCCTGTTCATGATGAATATTCTCATGGTGCAGATGCTTTTAGGTATTTATGTGTATCAGCTGATAAACTGTCAAATGAATCATGGCATAATCAAGAGATACAATACTCTAACATGGGAATCGTTTAATGGAAAAACTTACAGAAGAACAAATACTCAGCAAGATAGATAATGAGGAAAATATTGCTTATGGCATTAATGACTCACAATTATCTGCTGAACGTGCTGAAGCTATTCAGTATTATTTGGGCGAGCCATTTGGCAACGAACAAGAAGGTCGTTCTCAAGTAGTATCATATGACGTTCAAGATACGATTGAATCAGCATTACCACAATTATTAAAGGTATTTGTATCCGGTGATGAAGTGGTTAAGTTTGAGCCAAAGAACCCAGAAGATGTAGCTGCCGCAGACCAAGAAACTGATTACGTTAACCATGTGGTTATGGAAAAGAATAACGGATTTGAAATATTCTATGTATGGTTTAAAGACGCATTACTTTCTAAAAACGGATATGTAAAAGCATATTACGAAGAAAATGAAGAATACGAGACTGAAGAATATAAAGGACTAACTGATGGTCAGTTAGATATGTTTGCTGCTGATGACAATATCGAAATAGAAGAACACGAAGAATATCCAGACCCATCTGTTGATATGGCTATATTACAACAGCAAGCAATGATGATGGGACAAGACCCAGCATTAGTTCCTATTCCTATGCTGCATGACGTTAAAATTAAAGTAAAAGAAATTACAGGTGAAATTAAAATTAAAAATGTTGCACCTGAAAACATGATGGTGTCTGTTGATTGTATTGGCACAGATTTAAATACAGCACGATTTGTTCAGCATCGTGAGTTAATGCACCCATCAGAGGTAGCAGAAATATTTGATGTTGATGAAAATGAAATTAATCAAATCATGGCAGAGATGGATGAGTTTGAAATTGAATCCAATGCACGTGATATATACTCAGAGCAATATGATAGAGCCGTAGATACATCAGAAGTTTTAGTTCGTGATACATACTTAAAAGTAGATGGTGAGCGTAAACGATTTGTTGTTTTAGGTAATCAGATTATATATAAGGAAGATTCATGTGAACACGTTCCATTTGCCTGTGTCTCTCCTATGTTAATGCCACACAGACACGTGGGTCGTTCTTATACTGATTTGACTAAAGACATTCAAATGATTAAGTCTACATTGATTCGTGGTCAATTAGACAATATGTATTTAGCTAACAACGGTCGTTACGCCATCTCTGATAGAGTTAACTTAGATGATATGTTGACATCGAGACCCGGAGGAGTTGTTCGTGTTAATGGTGAACCATCAGCATCTATCCTACCATTACAGCACGCTCCATTCCCACCAACATCATTTACGATGGTGGAATATATGGACGACATGAAAGAAAAACGCACAGGCATTACTGCATATAATCAAGGTTTAGATAGCAATAGCTTAAATAAAACAGCAACAGGTGTGCAACAAATCATGTCTGCTGCTCAACAACGTTTAGAGTTAGTGGCTAGAACATTTGCAGAAACCGGTGTTAAAGACTTATTCTTATTAGTTCATAGATTAGTGAGACAAAACGTCACTAAACCTGACATTGTTAGAATTAGAAACCAATGGGTAAATATTGACCCAAGAGAATGGAAGAACCGCAAAGACTTATCTATTTCTGTAGGGCTTGGTGCTGGCAATAAAGACCAACAATTAATGCACTTAAATACGATATTACAAATGCAAAAAGAAGCATTAGCTGTCGGCTTAACAGACCCAGAAAAAATATATAACGCATTGGCTAAATTGACACAAAATGCTGGCTTTAAAAACCCAGATGAATTCTGGATTAATCCTGCGAATACTCCAGAACAAGAAGGCACACCTCCTGACCCAACAACTATGGCAATCCAAGGTCAGTTAGCTATTGAACAAGCCAAGGCTCAAGGTGATTTAGCAATAGCAAGAGAAAAAGCTGAAGCTAATTTAGAACAAGAGCAATTACGTTCACGTAATGATGTAATTATTGAGCGTGAGAAAATTGCAGCCCAAGCTGAGTTAGAAAGATTTAAAGCACAGCTAAAAGCAGAAACAGATTTAGCAATTGCTGAAATTAAAGCACAAACTGATATAATGAGATAATGAAAGATAAATCATTAGAAGAAATTAAACGTGGTGAACAAGCTGAAAAGATACTTAATAACGAAGTATATAAAGAAGCATTTGCCAGCGTAAAAGAGCATATTATTGACGCTATGCAAACCAGCCCATTAAGCGATGATGTAACCCATAATCGTTTAGTGATTGCCTTGCAGGTATTAAATCAAATTGAGAAATCAATGACTGATATAATGCAAACAGGCAAAATGGCTAAGATTCAGGTTAATCAAGTCGTCAAATAATTTTTAAAAAGGAAACATAATGAGTGACCAACCAAATATGGAGTCACCACAGAGTCGCTTAGAGGCGATGCTTGGTGATATTCAAGATACACCTGTTCAACAGGATATTGAAGAACCACAAGAAGTTGAGGTAGAAGAAGAGGAAGAAGAAGTTGTTGACGAATCTACTGACGTTGAAGAAGAAGTAGAAGAAGACTCTACCGATGATGAAGAACTAGAAGCTGATGAGGAAACAGAAGAAGAAGATTCCGATGAGGAACAAACTTCTGAAACTGTTAAATTAAAAGTTAATGGTGAAGAAATCGAGAAACCGCTTGACGAAGTCGTGGCATTAGCACAACAAGGACTTGACTACACTAAGAAAACACAAGAAGTAGCCGAACAACGCAAAGAACTTGAGACTCTTACTGAGCAATTAAAACAGCAAGAAGCTCAATTTGCAGAGCAGGCTCAATTAAATAATTTGTTGATTGAAGATGTAGCGAAGATTACGAACCTAGACCAGCAATTAAGCCAATATAAAGACGTAGATTGGCAAAAATTGACTGATAGTGATTTCGTAGAGGCACAGAAATTGTTCATGCAGTATAACCAATTACAGCAAGAACGAGATAGTATAACTTCACAATTTGAAACCAAGAGGCAACAAGCATTAGCAAAGCATCAGGAAGAGATTGCTAAACAAGTTCAAAAAGGTAAAGAACAGCTTTCTAAAGAAATACCTAATTGGAGTCCTGAGACCACCCAAGAAGTTATTTCATTTGGTAAAGATTTAGGCTTTACTGATAATGAATTGAATGCAATTATCGACCCAAGACACGTCAAAACTTTGTATTATGCTGGGCAATGGCTCAAATTACAAAATAAAAAACCAGTAATTAAAAAGAAAGTATCTAGTGCCAAACCGGTGGTGAAGCCGAGTTCTAAAGATACAAAATCTAAAGTTAATTCTAATGCTAAGAAATTACGTGACCAATTACGTAAATCAGGCAAAGGTGAATTAGCAAGTCAATTAATCGAACAAATGATTTAAGGAGTTTATTATGGCAGTATCAGCTACCAATAGCTATACTGGTGCAGGTATCGCAGAAGACTTTCAGGATATTATCTACGATATTTCACCAGAAGAAACACCATTGTTATCAATGGCTAAAAAATCAACAGCAGGTCAAACATATCACCAATGGCAAACAGACGTATTAGCAGCTGCGGCAGCTAACCGTCAGTTAGAAGGTGATGACGCTTCATACTCAACATTAGCAGCAACAACAGTATTAGGAAACTATTGCCAAATTTCACGTAAAACTGTGCAAATTTCTAACACATATGATGTTGTTAAAAAGTATGGTCGTAAATCAGAAGTTGCTTATCAGTTAATGAAAGCTGGTAAAGAACTTAAACGTGATATCGAATTTGCATTAGTGCGTAACCAAGCATCATCAGCAGGTGGTGCAGGTACAGCTCGTTCATCAGCAGGTATCGAGTCATGGATTTCTGGCAACAGCGTTAAAGCAACAGCAGCTTCAACAGCAACGACTCCGGGTTTTTCAGGCGGAACAGTTGCAGCACCTACAGACGGTACAGCAGGTACTTTCGTTGAAGCAGATTTAAAATCAGCTTTAGAATTAGCATGGTTAGATGGCGGTGAGCCAACAACTATCTTGATGTCTTCTGCTAACAAGAAATTGTTCTCAGCATTTGCTGGTATCGCAGAAAAACGTCATATGGTAAATGGCACATCAGAAGCTGTTATTACAGCAGCAGCTGACGTTTACGTTTCTGACTATGGTAACCACACAGTTAAATTAGATAGATTCATGCGTGATGAAGCAGTGTTATGCTTAGACCCACAATATGTTGGTGTAGCTAACTTACGTCCAATCACAAAAGAAGAACTAGCTAAAACTGGTGATTCAACTAAATACTTGATGACAGCAGAATATGCGTTAGTGGTTAATAACCCTGATGCTCATGCTAAAGTTCAAGGTGTTGGTGCTTAATCAACATTAGTGATAGAATAGAGGGGTAGCAATACCCCTTTATTTTTAATTATGGCAATATTTTTTGACAAAGACCCAATAACAGGAATTACACAATATTATGATTATGACCCATCGAAAGATGTGCATATGATTCATAGTGTGCAAGACCCAACAGCATTAGTTGAGCAGCTTAAAAAAGCTAGAAATAATCCTGATGCGTGGGCAAAAGGAATGAAAGAGTCTTGGGTGCATTACGCAAGTATCCCACCTATTATTGAAATGCAATTAAAACAAAAAGGCATTGATATTTACAATAAAGACCAAACAAAAGAATTACTCAAAGAAATAAATACAAATTACCCTTGGTTAAAAACAACAACAAAACACCATGGATAAAAAAGAACTACAACGAGTTCAGCTAGCAATACACGATTTAATCAATAAAGAAGATTACTCAAATGCTTTACCACTTATTAATGAAGCGTTAGAGCATTACCCTAATGATGACGCAACTCTTAATTTTATGGGTTACGTTCATTTAATGGGTGACCAACCGGCATTTGCTTATCAATATTTTAGACGTGCTTTACAAGAAAGCCCAAGCAATAAAGCATTATGGACTTCACTTGGTCGTGCGTGTCATGAAATGGATATGTTTGAAGATGCTATACAATACTTTTTAAAGTCGGCAGAATTAGATAATAGTTATGCTTTGGCTTACAGTAATGCAGCAGCTAGCTTTGTGCAAACATCTGAATGGAAAAACGCAGAGGATGTATGTAAGATTGCATTAGAAGCTGACCCTAATGATAAAAATGCACAAATGAATTTGGCTCATGCTTATTTAGCACAGGGACAATGGAAAGATGGTTGGCAGGCATGGTCACAATCATTAGGCTGTAAATTTAGAAAA